AGTTTTGTCATGGTTTATCGTGTGGTTTTGATGATCTTGTGGTAAATCGACTCGTTGACGCTGATGGCGTAATCCACAGCTTCGTCAGGAGTCATCTTATCAGCATGATTCCTTGCAATGTCATGTGCAAGGGCAATAGCTGTAATTCTTTGCTGCTGAAACCCAAACCAATTCTTTGAAGAATCGGATTGGGCTACAAGGAAGTTCAAAAGGTCGTTGCTGTCTTTTACTATCATGTCTTGTTACTCTGTTGTGTCTGGTAAAACTTCTGGTGCAACTTCTTCAATGACCACCACAGGAGCAGTCACGTTGTACTTCTTCAGCAAAGCCAAAGCAATTGCTTCGGCTGTATCGGGTTGAGCAGTAGCTTTTGCAAGCTCGTCAGCGTCAACCACCATGCCACGGGCAACAAGTTCAATGTCGCCGTAGCTGGTCACAATTGCTTCAATTGCGTCTGAAAGTTTCATCAGTTGTTCGACCAGCCGTACTGGTTGCCTCGTGGATGAACTGTAAACATACATTTGGCTTCAGCGCCGGGAGCAGCGTCAATTTGGAATTGACCCACGCGACCGTTAAACGCATAGGCAACAGTGTTTGTGCCCTCCACTGCTGCAACCACAAAAGTGCGGTCAACAACACCAGAGTAAGCATCAGAACGAATCTGCAACAAGGCTGTGTCAGACGGATTCCAAGCAGCCGTAATAGACAAACTTGTAGGAGCCGCTTGCACAGGAATCTTGTCGCTTTGACGAACTCCAGCGGCACTAAAACTTGCCACGGCATCATCCATACCAAAGGCAGGGATAGCTTCGACAGGAACAGCAACACCAGCAGCGCCAGTGCCGTTAGCCACAGTACCCACAATGGTGGCTACTTGACCAACCCACACCGACAAGTTAGCCGTAGTCAAAGGCGTTGGAGTAGCAGCCGATTGCATCCACAAAGAGGTGGCAAAACCGGGAAGAACTTTTGCAGGAATAGTCATGATGATTCCTTAAGCGTTGTTAGACCAGCCGAACTGGTTGCCACGAGGATGAACGGTGAATGTTGCTTTGGCTTCTGCACCGGGAGCAGCATCAACTTGGAACTGGCCTACACGCCCGTTAAAAGCGTAATAAACGATGTTTGCACCCTCGGTAGCCGAAATGATGAAAGTGCGGTCAATAACGCCAGAATAGGCGTCTGCTCGCATCAACAGCAAGTTGGTATCAGCAGGGTTCCATGCAGCCGTGATGGTCATGGAAGTTGGAGCCGCCTGAACGGGAATCTTGTCAGATTGACGCGATCCAGCCACGCTGAAGCTAGCAACAGCATCGTCCATGCCGAAAGCAGGGATTGCCTCAACAGGAATTAAGTTGCCACTAACAGCCAATGGAGACACGCTTGCAACCAAGGACAACTGTGCAATTGTCAAAGGAGTAGGTGCGGCTCCGGGTTGTGCGTATAACGCTGCCGTAAAACCGGGGAGAACTTTGTTTGGTAAAGCCATTTTGAGTATCCTTCAAAAGTTGAACAATTGTCTTGTTTTACGCCGGGATGTCAATGGTGCAATCCAAAAAGATTTGCGCCATCTTTTCCTCATCGTTGTAACTGTTGTAAAGCCACATAACGTCAGCTTTGGAGATGTAAAAACCATCTGCCGGACTGCCCAAAATCCCGCTATACCCATGCAAGGCTTGCAGAATCTGATTTGATATTGTAAATCCATCTTCAATCTGTTGAGTGAAAATAGAAATCTGAAATACAGGACGGTCAATGCCTTTGTTGCTTTGCGTCTGCCCTGTATATACAGGCTGATGCACGTTACGCAGCATCCAAGTAATGAACTTGGGTTGTGTCGCAAAGTTCCTGTTGAACGAGGCATAAACAGGCACAGGCGTGACAATGTTAGCCAGTTGATACTGGATAGCTTTGCCATAAACAACAGGATTAAGTTGAGTTGCCATTACACCGCCGTAGATGGATCAGAACGATAGCAAAGGAACATGACCGTCATACGATCATCAGATTCCCGCGCACTGTCAATTCGCCAATCTTGCCCACGATATGTAATTGAATAGAGGTTTTGATTTGCCACCATCAATTTTGTGTTTCGTGTGTAGTTGACCGTGAAGTTAATCATGTCTTGGTACAGACGATACTTGTCAGCAATCTTCAAGGTGTTCGCCACTGAAGACACTCTTGCCCGAGTTGCAAACCACAGCGCCTGAACAGTCGCAGACTCACCAAAATCTGACTTGGTAAAAGTCAGGTTGTTGACGTTGATGCTTTCAAAACGAGCAATTGCCATTTCACATCACCAAAGGTTTGTAACTGCGTAAAAGCGTAGTCACGCCAAACGGAATGTCCTTCAACTTTGTCTCTGTCGCATTGGCACGGTTGTTATACAGGTGCGTAAGCAACAGCAAGCCAGCTTGCTTAATGACAGGGTAATTGGCAATTGGATTGGCAACAGTCGTGTACTGCAAAATGATTGGAGCAGTCATCACTGTGTTTACGTCTGTCGGCAAGTTGTTCACAATGACTTTGTTGCCAGAAACATCGTAGTAATAGTTTGTGCTTGAAAGCGTGACAAACACTGGTGGAAACGCATCGTTCCAATAGCCAACAGAGTTAACAGTTAACCCCGGCAATGACGGGTTGACGTTTTGACTGACTTCAGGCAAATCAAAGCTAATCGGAGATGCCACCAAACTTTCAGTGCCGTAATACACACGGTATGTCACTGGAAGAATAGACATTCCCAAGTAGTCTTCAATCGCTTGTCTGGTGGCAAGGCCAAGGGCTGAAATGTATGTGTCCTGACTTGTATCGTCAAACAAGTTCAGTTGGTTAGTCATCTCATCAAGCGTCAACCATGCCGTAGAACTATCACGCCCAATCTGCTCAACCTTTGCGTAGTTAAACGGATTGCGTGTTTGCGCCCCAAAAGGCGCAGCGTATTGATAGTTGTCAAGGCTCATGGTTTAAACACCCACAAGTCGGATGCCAGCAAACGGGTCACGCACAGTGCTTACCAGACGTTTTTCCGCATATAGCGTGATAAAGCCGGGAGCAGTTTGTTCCATTGCTTGAATGGTCATTTCTTCAACGTCAGCGATGGTCACAAAACGAGGCCAGTTAGCCAAGTAGATGTTAAACCGACCAGCGCCAGTTGTTTGAATGTTGGGATTGGCAATCACAGGAAAGCCAAAAATATTTTTAATAGCGCCGCCTTCATCACTGCCAACTTCAGGGAATTCTCTAATTGCGGCTGTACCGGGGCCAAGGTTACGCAGTTCGTGAATTGTCTGTGGATGCATCATCCAAGCCGTACCGGGAAGATTCCAGTATTGAGCAGGGAACAAGCGGGTCATATCAGTAATGTCTGAGTATGTAACCGCAGCAGCAGCTTGCGTGTAAGTTGCAATTGAATGGATGCCGTTGGTGATTGCTGTGCCACTTGTACCAAAGGCAGAAGAAGCCGCGCTTGTGTACATATTCAAACCGCGCAAACCGTTAGTCGCGCCGTTGATTGTGGTGGTAGAACCAGCTTGGTCATTGTTCAACACCATTGAAGCGCCTTCGATCTGTGCGAATTCCAGCATCAAATCTTCAACAAGCGTTTCGTTCAAGTAGTTAACATCCGACATAACCGCTGAACGTACAGGCAGTTGAGCAGTAATGACACGGGTAGGCAATTGCCAGATGGATGTGTTGATGTTTGGCGAACCACTATCAGGAGTGAAGGTGTAGCCGAATGGGTTTGTAGAGTTTGCCGCATTACCTGTCTTAGCAACAAACTGAACGCTTGAGCCAGAAGCAGGGATAACACGCGACATCTCGCGAATTGGGTTTGCAAAACGCAGTGCAGCGAATGCGTTGTCAAAGAAGGTACGACCACCAACCCCGTCACCAGAGCCTGTGATAGCAGATGCCTCGCGCAAGTCAATCGTGACTTTATCGCCAGTTTCTAAAGTTTGCTTAATTCCAGACAGGATGCGTTCGGTAATGGTCATATCAGTTCCTAAATTATTGGCACAAAAAGGAGGGGGAATTAACCCCCTCCGATTTATCAGGTAGCTGTACCTGTGGAGCGATAACGCACACCAGCATTGGGATCACGAACGCTTGTGCAAAGTCTCTTTTCCCCAAAAAATGTAATAAATCCGGGGAGCGTCTGGTCGTAGCGGCGCATGACCATGTTCAAGCGATCAACGATTGTGTGGAAACGCGAGAAATCAGCAAAATACATTGGGTACAGGCTGTTAGTGCCAGCAGTGCCAGTTGTAGTTTGCGATGGCGTATCCAGATACTTGTTCATCACAACGTCAAAGCCGAGCATTTGACCAATGATGCCATCAGGATTCAACGACTCAGTAGAGTTGAAGATTGGGCGACCATTAGTGTCTTGCAAGCCACGGATTGCTTGAGCCAAGATAGGGCTGACCATAAACTTGGCGTTCGCTGTCCAATACTGCTGTGGCAAAGCGTAGATCAAGTTGATAACGTCTTTGTACTGGATGTTGTTAGCACCCACAGTGTTGGCGTTGGTGGTGATCTGGTCGTAAGTAGCCAGCGAATGCAGACCGCTTGTAGAGCCAGTACCAGAAGTGCCGAAAGCAGCAACAGAAGATGTACCGCCAGTGTAAGTAGCGTTAGAACCAGCGTAACTATCAAGGCCACGCAGACCGTTAGT